ATGGAACTGGAAGAGCTAGAACCTTCAAAGCTGATCGCCCCACAGCAGGACGTGGAAACCGTCGAAGCCTGGGCGGAACGAAACGGCCTGACGTGCTCCATGGCCCGCGCTTGGGTCTACCGGGGCGTACTCCCCACCGTAAAGCTCGGCAAGCGCCGCATGGTCAATAGCGCGCTGCTTCGTAGCTGGCTGCTGGAACAGGAGTGGACCGCATGATCCACGACGTCTACGGAAAGCCAGGGGAGGGAATGACCTATGCAAAAGCCGGCCAACTATCAACGAATTCCCCACGCACCGGACTGCGGCTGCTCTGTCTGCTGGTCCCGTCGCGAAATGGCGAAACCCGCTCGCTCCCGGTCCACACCCTGCGCCCAATGCCGCCCCGCATCTGCGGTGCCGATTCGCACGCTACAAATGGGCCGCGTCGGTGGCATCTGGAAGCCGCTGCTTTCGGAGTGGAAAGTGGAATCGGCCTTTATCTGCGAGAAACACACGCGACCCGACCGACCACCGAAGTACTGGAGCGTTGTGCTCGACACTGGCCGGCCAACGCCCTACGTCCCGATTCACGAACCGTTCGAGCTGGTGGGGTAGGGCGTAAGCGGATGCAGGTTCGTATCGCGTCGCCTAATTGGCATGAGATCGGTCGGGAGCTGACTGTTGGCGGGGAGCTGTACGGGCACGTCACCTATCGCCGCGATGTTCCGCTGTTCATTCCGTTGGACGGTAGCGAGCCAACGAAACACCAGTCTCTCGTCGAGCTGCGTCGCTATGTCGCTGAGCGTTATCAGGCTGAGCGCGTGGCCGAACAGGTCCAGGGCCGCGCTCCCGGCTCGTCGGATCACGCTTCACCGATCCGGCGAACGGAAGCACGGGCGGAGCGCACCCTTGACCCTGCACGAACCGAAACAGCCTCCGCTCGTGAGTGCGGGAGCGCTTTTCCCTCCCGCGCTCCCGAGCCCTCGGCGGCAAGAGTGGGATGACAAGGGCAAGGCCCTTGGTGTTAACCAACTAGAGAACACGCACAACGCGACCTTTTAACCGGTAAGCCAAGTAACAGATCACCTCGGCGAACTTGCGAGTTCACCGGTTCGGGATCGCTCGGCCTACAGAAAGCAAAGCAGCGCAATAAAGCGCAACTAGAGAGAGGAAACACAGATGGCACGTTCGACTATGGAAGTTGCATTTCTCGGCACACAACGCTTCGACGGTGAAGCCGGCCAGAAATACATCAAGGTCTTCTACGGCGATGAGCCGGACGGCAAAACCGAGCATGGCCTTTCTATCATCGGCATGGCAGCAGCGGACGAAGTAGCGGATGAAATCTTCACTGCCGGTGCACAGTTCGAGCCGCTGCAACTGGTGCGCATCCACTTCGAGATTGCCCGTGGCGGTCAGAACAAGGGCAAGAACCTAGCGCTGCAACTCGAAGCCGTGAAGCCACGCAACAGCACCGAAACTCCGCGCACCCCGACCCCACAACCGCAAGCCAAAGCCGGCGAACCGGCCAAGGCCAACTAACCGGGAGGGGCGGCCATGTTGATCAATGACCGAGTGATCTGCGACTGCTGCGGCAATGATATGGGCAAGCTCATGGCCCTACCTGCCCCGCAAAGCGATCTGCTGCCGGATCTCAGCCTGCCGCCCCATTTCGCCGTCTGCCCCGACTGCGAACCGCTCGAACAAGCCGCCGACCTCCTCGAGGCCGGTGCATGAATTTCCTCGCCTGTGACGGTGACTGGCTGCAAGGCGCCGATGGCTCGCCCATCTGCTCCGGCTCGCTGGTCGCCCTCACGGTCGAGGAAATGCAGAGCCTCTATGGCTCTGCACTGACCCGGGACCAAGTCTCCGAGCTGCAAGGCGAAGCGATTGTTCTGTTCGCCACCGTGTTCGGCTTCCTAGTCCTGAAAAAAGCCCTGAAACAGTGAGGTATCAACCATGCAACACATCAAGACCCTGCGCCGCTCCCTGGGCGCCGCTGCTGCAACCGGCCTGCTGGCCGTTCAACAGGCCTACGCCGCTGTCCCGGCTGAAGCCACTGGCGCACTGGATGAGGCCGGCACCGACGTCGGCACCATCGGCTGGGCCGTGTTCGCCGTGATCATCGCCGCCATGGCGTTCAAGTACATGCGCCGCGCCCTGTAACTGGGACCACGCACTGCATGTGCCGAAGCAAACAAACCCCGCTCCGGCGGGGTTTTCTCTTCCAGGGAAACGCCAATGAGCTACGAACTGTACGTCCTGATCCTCACCACGCTGGCGTTTTACCTCGTGTTTTTTGGGCGGGTGTGATGATGGCTAGGCTGTCGCGTTTTATCTTCGGGCTTTGTTTGTCGATCGCATCCGGCGTTGTGGTAGCTGATAGCTACGTCGCCAAGCGGCTCGATGGCACGGGTTCATGGACAGGTGCTTCTCCCGTTGGCGCTTCAACGGCTGCCTGTAAGGCTTTGTGGCCACCGTCTGGCAGCTGGACGATGGTCGGCCAGCCCTCAAACCCATATCCGCAACACGAATGCCGCCATGGCGCGATTGGTGGTTATCGGGTTGTTGGGGCGGTGGATGTCTTCAAGGTCTGCGCGGATGACGTACTCGTTGGATATGACAGCGAATGCCCCATAGCCTGCGTGCCACCTAACATCATGCTAGGCGGTCAATGTGTGGAGCCTGATCCCTGTGAATCAACCACGGGTGCATTGATCAGCCATCAACACAAAATCCGCGACTCGGTGCTCGGCTCTGAATCCTCTGAGCCGCCTCCGACGATCTGCGGCAATTCCTGCTCGTACTCGTTTAACTACGTCGTCAACAACATCTACGTCTTCACCAGCGGCGAGCCGCCGGGAGTTTTTGGCTCCTACCAATACAAGGGAACCGGAACCTCCTGCTCAGGTGATACGTATCAAGCGCCGGGAAGCCCGGGCGGAACAACCGACCCCGATACCACGCCCCCGCCAGATGACACCAACAATTGCCCGGACGGTTACACCTATAACGGCACCTTCTGTTCGCCCAATACGCCGCCACCGGACCCCACTGATCCAACCGATCCAACCGATCCAACCGATCCAACCGATCCGACTGATCCTGGCGACGGCGGGGACTCCGGTGGTGGCGGTAATAACGGCGGAGGCGGTGATGGTGGCAGCGGTGGCGACGGCTCCGGTGATGGCAATGGTGACGGTAACGGAGACGGGGATGATAACGGCTCCGGCGGTGGAGGTGGCTCAGGCGGCGAGGGTGACGGCGAAGGCAAAGATGAAGAGGAACAGCCGGAGTCCAGCGTAGGCGGCGAAGCCTGCGATGCCACGATTTCCTGCGAAGGCGATGCGGTTCAGTGCGCCATCCTCCGTCAGCAAAAAGCGTTGCGCTGCAACGCCGAGGAAATGACCGACTTCGAAAAACATCAATCGGCCATCGAGGCCGCCGTCCAGGGTGACAAGTTTCAGCTCGAAGAAGGCGGCGCGGCCATCGAACTGCCTTCCTTCATCAACCAAGGCACCCGCTTTCTGCCTGCCACATGCCCGGCTGCTGAAAGCTTCAGTCTGCGCATGAATGGTGGGCGCACCTTCGAAATCAGCTATGAGCCGCTATGCCGCGCCGCCAGTGACCTGAGCGGCCTGTTCGTGGCTATCGCTACCGTCCTGGCTGCCCTGTATGTGGGCCGCTCCGTAGGAGGCCAATAAATGCAGTATCTATTCCTTGTGCAATTGCTGGTGATCATCCTCGGCCCGCTGGTGAAAATGGTGCTGAAGATCCTCGGCTTTGGCTTCGTTACCTACATCGGCTTCAACATGATCATCGGCCAGGCGCAAACCTACCTCTTCGGCCTGATGGGTGATGTGGGGCCGGTGATCCAGGGCGTGCTCGGTCTGGCGAAGTTCGATGTGGTGGTGAACCTGTATTTCGCCGCGATCTCGACGCGCTTCATGTTGGCCGGCATCGACAAGGCCACTGACCGTCGCCGTGCCCAGGTCTGGCACAAGCCGGGCGGTACCTCCATCGAAGCCTAAGGAGGCGCCGTCATGCTCGTTATCCGCACCGGCAAGCCCGGCCACGGCAAGACCCTCAACACCATCCGCGAAGTGGATCAGAAGGCCCACGCCGAAGGCCGCGTTGTCTATTACCACAACATCAACGGCCTCAAGTCTGAACAGCTGCAAGCGCAGTGGTTCGAGTTCGAAGACCCGGAAAAGTGGTTCGAGCTGCCGAGTGATGCGGTCATCGTCGTCGACGAGGCCCAAGGCTGGTTCGGCGCGAGAGATCCGAGGGCAAGGCCACCGGAACACATCACCCGCTTCGAGACCATGCGTCACCAGGGCCACGAGGTGCATCTGGTCACGCAAGATCCGCGCTATCTGGATGTGCACCTGCGCCGACTGTGCAACAGCCACATCCACTACTGGCGGGTGTTTAAGTCGGCCCAGCTGCTGCGCTTCGAGTCCGAAGTGGTGGTGGAAAAGGTCGAGGTGAAAACCAGCTTCAAGGATGCCGACAAGAAGTCGCTGCGCCTGGATAAGCGCTACTTCGGCGCCTACACCAGCACCAACGCCAAGCACCACTTCCAGACCAAAGTGCCGACCAAGTTCATCCTGGCGCTGTGCGTGATCCTCGGCGCGGGCATCCTCGTCTATCGCGCCTATGAGCGCTACAACGCCGAGAAGGTCGCGCCGGCCAGCAGTGGCGCGCCGGCTGGAAGCGTGGTCGATCAGGTACGCGACACGGTGGGCGCGTTCATCCGTCCCGCAGGGCCAGACGGTCAGTCAGCCGCGCCGCAGACCGTCGAGCAATACCTGGGCAAGCGCGTGCCACGGGTGCAAGACCTGCCCGGCTCGGCCCCGGTGTATGACGCACTAACCGCCCCGCAGAGCTTCCCGAAACCGATCTGTATCGCCACCACCGACCGCGAGCTGATCGCCCGCAACTATGGGCGGATGCAGGTCAGCATCGTGAATGGCGGGGCCATCGGTTGTCGCTGCAACACCCAGCAAGGCACGCGCCTGGATGTGTCCTTCGACTTCTGTCTGTCGGTGGTCGAGAACGGCTACTTCGACGACACCAAGCCCGACCGCGGCTCGCCGCAGGACATGCGAAACCAGCAGCCGCCGCCACCTACTCCCGCACCGATTTACCAGCCTAGCCAGCAGCAAGCGGCCAGCAACTTCACCCATGTGCCTTACGAGAAGGGGCGCTTCCTGTGGTGATGACCGTCAGCGCGTCACTGCACGCACGGCGAGGCACGAGCCGGCGTGCTCGCGCGCTGACGTCCCTGTAACACGTCAGATAAACCCAACTGAACAGTGTCGATTCGTTGCAATTTGGAGCAGTAGAAAATGACCGTTAAAGATCAAATTCGTGTTGACCGACAGTTCCAGGAATCGCCGACCGGGCGAGTGTTCTTCGATAGCCATACGGCAAAGCTGACTGACCTGTCGGGCGTTCGCTTGCTGCGTTGCGGCGTCGATACGGTTCGTCAGCTGTATCGTGGACTGATACGTCCGGAAATCATGGCGCTGTTCGAGAAGCCGGGCGTCATGGTCGAGTTCGCTGGGGAATTCTGGCATGCCGGTCGGGTAGGGCGAGACTCAGGCTATCAATACAAGCTCCAGAACGCCGACCTCGGGTTCATCCTGCTCATCAAGAACTTCAACGCCAAGCTGGAGAACATCGGGCCTCACCTGAAAATCGAGGTGTCACCGCACGCCATCGACGCGCTGTCGCCTGAGCGTCTGCAGGAGCGCATGGATTATTACGCTGCAGCCGTGATGACCCATCGCGAACGCAACCAATGCGCCGTGCACCTCGCCCTGGATCTGCAAGGCTGGAAGCCTCCGGTGGATCTGGTGGCGCGCCTGCACTGTCGAGCACGGACACACCGGGATATCTCGGGCATCAACGAAATCAACTGGGCGACCAAGTCCAGCGTCTACGGGCGGGGCGAAACGTCCATGTTCGGCTCTGCCGGTGGCGTCCAGCTCTGCATCTACAACAAGACCGAACAGGCCCGCGCGACCGATAAGCTCGATTTCTGGGAAAGCGTCTGGCGTCGTCGTGATTCCTTCGATGCGACCGACCCGGATAACTACAACCCAGAGGCTGACGTGTGGCGCATCGAGCTGCGTTATCACCATTCGGTCATCCAGCAGTTCGCCAGCGGGTCGATCAGCGCTAAGACAGGTGAAGCCATCGAAACGGATTCCTTCGCAGCCTTCGCGGGCCATCTGGACGGTCTTTGGCGCTACGGGCTGTGCCAGTTCAAGTTGCTGCATCGGCCAGGGCAATACGAGCCGATCTGGACGCTCATCCGTGATGATGTTCGAGTCGATGTGCCGGTTGATTCCCTGGTGGATGAAACCGAGTACAAGCGGTACTACAAGACCTCGCGGGGCTTTTCGGGCAAGAACGTCGAGCTCTTCCTGGGAAACTTCGTAAGCCTGCTGGCACGGGAGCGAGTGGGCGCTAAAACCGCATTTGATCGACTGAAAGATTGGGAATGCTGGCCGGTCATTCGTGATCACTACGCCTCCAAGGACATGAGCGAGCGGGATCTATACAAGCACATCAAGAACCTGCTGCAAGAAAGGCATGTTCGATGGGGTAGGGCGGTCTGATGGCAATCGAGCAACTGCCTGATGGTCGCTGGAAAGTCGACGTTGAACCAGTGAAAGGGCGTCGTTTTCGCAAGACGCTGAAGACCAAAGCTGAAGCGATGCGCTTCGAAGCGACCTGTCGATCAAAGTGCAGCGAGTCGAACGATTGGGCACCCAGGCCGAAGGACAAGCGTCGGCTCTCCGAGCTGGTCGAACTGTGGTTCGATCTTCACGGCGTCTCGCTCTCCGATGGCGTTCGGCGTGTGGCGATCCTACGGGCATGCGCAAAGGACATGGGCGACCCGGTAGCGCGCTTAGTCGACGGCGCCAAGATTGCCGCCACACGTGCCCGCTGGATGGCCTCTGGTGTTACCGGCAAGACGGCAAACAACCGGCTCGGTTACCTGAAAGCCGTTTACAACGAGCTGCACAAGCTCGACGTGATCGGCTATCCCTGCCCGTTCACCCGCATTCGCCCGGTCCGGTTGCAAGAGCGGCCCTTGGCCTACCTGACGAAGCCGCAGATTGTCGAACTGCTCGAAGCGCTCCAGGCGCGCACCACGTCTCCACATCCGGCCATGGTGGCGCGAATCTGCCTAGCGACTGGGGCAAGGTGGGGGGAGGCTCAAGCGCTGCGACCGGAGCGGATTCGAGGCAATGCCCTGGTGTTCGCCAATACGAAGTCCAAGCGGGTGCGGATGGTCCCGGTAACGCCGGAACTGGTGGCGGCGATCAGGAAGCATTGGCAAGCGCACGGGCCGTTCACCAACTGCATCGGTGTGTTTCGCATGGTGCTTCTCTCGACCTCGATCAAGCCACCACGCGGACAGGCAAGCCACATCCTGCGCCACACCTTCGCGGCTCACTTCATCATGGGCGGTGGGCACATCGTGACGCTGAAAGAGATCCTGGGCCATGCGTCGCTGAATATGACGATGCGGTATGCGCACCTTGCACCTGAGCATTTGCATGATGCGATCAGGCTTGGTCCACTAGCATCAATTGGATAA